TGGAGTGTGTTCTACTTCTGTACCAGTGAAGTAGGTTATGTTATCAAATTCGCCTGCGTCATAGTTTCTTTTCATAATCTACCCAAATAGTTCGTTAAACTTTGTTGCCGCATTTACAGTTTTTTTGCCTATTGCACCTCTAGTGCCGATGATAGACATCCAGAATCTTGAAAACTCTTCTATTACCAAGTTCGCTTCGTCTCTGTTGTCAGTTGCAAATATTGCTTCCACAACATCTTTAAAAAATAACCTGTCGAATTGCTCTTCAACAAGCATGTTCGGAATGACGCCATTGTCGTATTGTCTATTGGCTTCTTGTACTGCATTGATATGACTCCACACATTATGTCCCATTTGAATAGCATATGAAAAACTATCCCAACTAGTTTTACCTTCTTTACCTATTTTATTTAAATCTCCTGGACCATATACACATATATCTTTGGCTTGTAATTCTGCTGTCACAGGAGAATCTTTAAAACTTGTATGTTTACCTTCTCTTACAAATGCACTTGCAAACGGACTTGAATCGTTAGCTAAAGACTTATCGTCTATACTAGGCACCATTCGATACACCCATTTTGCTCTATCTTGTGTTTCTAGTTCACAATAAATCTGTCCGTTTGCAGTTGCTAAGAACGGTGATGCACAATCAAATGTAACCATAAAGTTAGGATTATGATATTTTCTAACTGCTCTTTGTATGTCAGTTAACAATGTAGCCCATTCTAATTTTGATGTGCCTAGAAAATGCATAACATCATGTACGCCTTTTTCTAATAATCCATCGAATCTCAAAGCAACCAAACGTTTCAAAACTAGATGAACATCACACATATTCTGTCCACCCATTGACCAGCCATTAAAGTGTCTATCTGGATATACTTTAGGATCGCAGTAATCTTTCATTTGATCATACCAATCATCTGCGTCTGCGTGATTTTCTCCTTGTAAAACATTCAAAAATTTGCAATCACCTGTCCTGTGTTGCATAAAATAATCATTATTAATTCGTGTTGCTTTAACTGCTTCTGCATATGTACTAATGCCTGTTGCTTTTGCACCTTCAGGAGATCGTGAAACCCAAGCTGGAATATCAAGTATCATTCCATAGTCCATATAAGCATCCATCCAACGTAAAACACCATCACGTTTCTTTTGAGCTTTAGGACAATTAGGATCCTTCCAATCACCTTCCCAAACACCTTTACCAATTTGGAAACCACCGGAATCGCCTAATAACCAAGTGTTTGCTCTATCTCTATTACGAACCATATCTTCTTTAGGCACAAATTTATTAGTATCTAAATCAGCATGTCCTGCAGAGTATAGTGTCCATTTATACTGAAACATTCCTTCTTGGTTATTAAGATAATTAAGGCTTTCTACTCCGTTAGGAAAATTGCTAGGTATTCTAGCTGGATCAACATAAGGCCCTTTAACAGGATCAGGATGACGCTGTTTACCAATATAAGTGGCAAAGAAACCACTCAATGCTGGTAAGAAAGTTGCGTAATCTTTCTGAGCTGTTGTTAAGTCTGTGATCATGTTACCTGCACAGCAATATACACACAAAGGGCAAGTATTGCTAACTTGCCATAGTCAAGGTCAAAGTCTGTACCTTCACCATACTTTTTTCTAAATTCACTAAACTTCATATTACCTCCTATTTGCTTTGTGCTGGCAAAATGTAATCATATTTTGCTAGTCCACTATCAACACTTATTTGCATTGCACCTTGATCGCTAATACTCATTGTAATATCGCCATCTAAGTTTAAAATAGCTTGTACTTGTGCTACTGGCCAACTCCATGTATGTGCCAATGTACCTTCAACACCTGCTTCAAATACAAATGTACCTGCGTGTGTACTTTGATCACCAAAGCTAAACACTAAGTCGCCATCTTTAGTTGAAACATTAAATGTTGGTTCTTCTGCATGTGCCGCACTTTGTAATTTCATTCTACCAATTGCCGCAACACTTGGTTGAAATGTTACATTCCAGGCCGCACCTTTAAACTTTACACTTTTTAGTTTTTCATCGATAATTTGCTTGTTCATAAATCGATAATCATTTTCAAAATCGCCACTTGCGTTTTCAAAGTGAATATGTGTAGGAATTGTTTCGCCGTTTCTATCAGCATTCACTACGTCAATCTTTGCATCTTTCTGATATTCTGGATTCTTCAAATGTAATGCAAGTTTGTCTAAGTTAGGCATACCAAATGTGCCATTAAATTCAGACACACTATTATGTGTTGTAGAATTTAAAATTACAGAACGATCTTCTGCCATACTTTCAATTGTTGTTGTATCAGCTTCACTATTAACTTTTACCAAAGTTAAAAATCCTAGTGCGTGTGTTTTAGCAACAACGTCTTGTAAAATGTCTTTCATGCGGGTTCTCCATTAGTTATATTAAGTATAATGCCTTTGTTGGGCTTTGTCAAGAAGTTTTCTATTGTATATTTAGGTTTAAAGCCTAAAACTTTCATCTTTTCTATATTAGCACATGTAAATTTCCTTTCATGTGGGGTATTTAGACGGATAGGAGCATTTGGTACTAAGTCTCGAACTCTAATCGGGTTACCAGTACCAATGTCCACTATACCAGTTACATGGGGTTTGTTAATTAGTATTTTAATTGCATCACACACGTCATCTAAATGTATAAAATCTCTATGATGAGTAGTTACATATTCTAATTCATTGTTTAACACTTTATCTAAGAACATTCCTTTTCTAGGAGTTTCACTAAACACAGTATGAAATCTCATTCCAAGTGTATTAGGATACCTAGCGGCAAGTTCCTCAATGATATATTTAGATGCCGCATAAGGATTTAAGTCAGGCTCGTATGCACTCGAACTACTCGCATAAAGTATTCTTGTATCTGCATATCTTTCAAATAATCTACGACTTGCTTCAACATTGTTTTGCCAATATGAAGCAGGGTCGTCTAAACTTTCTCTGACACCAGACTTACCAGCTAAATGGATTATTAAATCAAATTCTTCATTCGGCAACTCACAAGTTAGTAAATCGTTACCATCTATTAAATCAAAACCTGTAACTTCATTATGTATTAATTTTTCATAAAGCCTACTGCCTATAAAACCTCTATGTCCTGTAATTAATATCTTTTGTACAGCTATCATAGTGCTATTCCTAATTCTTTAAAATATTCAAGATATTCTTTTGTTTGCGACCAGTTTATTACTGATCTGCTTGCACTTACTACTTGTGCAAGAGGGTAGTCATTTCCATCTTCGTCCATTCTATCTCCGAAGAAATATGTCTTATCTTGTGGACCAAAGTCTTTTATAATTTGTGCTTTATCAGTGCCTACGGGTGATATATCTATTCCTGTTTCCCCGCCTACAGTTGCTTTAATATTAGGAAATAAGAAGTTGAAATTTTTTGCAATTATGTTTCTTTCATTTGTAAGTGTATCATACTTGAAATAGTCTGCCCTTTGTTCATTATTAGCATTTCTGCCTACTACACTAAAATTTACCATACCAGGTCGATGTTCGAAATGTAAACCTGTTCTAATTTTAAAATCACTTTCAGTTAATTGAATACTTAACCATTCGTGTGCATCTTCAGGTAAAATCCAATCATTGGTTCGTACATTTACATCTTTTTCCCAAACATCATTACCATTACAATTATAAACCCTTTGACATTTATTATAGATAGTTTCTCCAATTTGTTCAATTGTCTTAGGCCTATCACTCCCAGTCACAAGGTATACCTCATTAGAGTTACAAAAATCTCTAAACCAAACTGCAAATCTTTTATCTATAGGTTGTCGACTTGGAGTTAATGTTCCGTCAACATCAAATATAAATTTATTTTTTAGTTTTTTTGTCACCTTTCTTCTTCCTTTTAGCATACATACCGCTTGTATATTCTACCTCTTCAGAACGAGCACCATAAGGATAAACTGTAATTTTATTTCCTTTTGCTAACCATTCGTCTATTAATTTTTTATCTTCCGCTCTCTCTTTTTCTCTTTCATCGTTTATGCTCATCTGTCCTCCGTTTCAGCAACTCGTGAACGTAAATCACTTGTGCTGAATCGGTGATCTCGTTTATTAAAATGTAAGTCAATATCTCTACTACGACATATATCTTTACCTGTAAAATCTTTGTCTCGATATTCTTCTCCTAGTATTCTTACATTAATAGGATACATTTGTAAAATATCTTCTAAATCTTTTTCGGTGCCATAAGGAATAATTTCGTCTACATATTCAACTGCATTAAGTTGTGTATACCTTTCGACAATACTTTGTATAGGAGCATTTTTTTCTTTTCTATCTAAACTAGGATCAACTTGTAACCCTACTAACAAATAGTCACATTGTTCTTTTGCTTCACGTAGCATTATCACATGTCCAGCATGTAATAAATCAAAAGTTGAGCATGTAAATCCTACCTTCATTAGTGTTTCCTTTTTCCATCGAAGACACAAACAAAATACATGTCTGCATCACGCAAATTCATTACCTTATGAAATACTCCATCTTGGATAGGTACTACATCGCCTGCTTCTACTTTAATAAATTCATTATCCAATTGCATTTGTCCTGCCCCTTCAATAAAGAAATAAACTTCTTCTTGACCATCATGACTATGCCCACTTGTTTGTTTATGCCCATGCAATCTTGTACTACTTAGAACAAGTGTATTACCAAAGGGATTGTCTTTTACCACATACCTATCATCCTGTTTAGCAATATAACCACCAATGTCATCAATGTTTACTTTCATTATTTCTCCTTTAAGTTCCAAAATCAAATAAGCTGTTAAATGTATTGTGTTGCTTTGTATCTTCAAGTGGGTAATCAAGCACACCAATTAAGTTGTCCAGTTTGTTATCAATTATAGTTTCAGCCATTGCGGCATCATCAAACGGAAGTTCTTTAAACCAATCAGGAATATGTAATTCATCTGTTGGATATGCTACACTTGTATAACCTAACGGGTTTTGTTTTAGCTTACACACAATTACTTTCATACCATCTACAATTTCTTGAGAATATTTGTCGCCGTTCATACGTTTAAGTGTATTCCAATTAATGCTCGCTCTTACATGGCCAGGCATATTTGCCTTTCCCTGTTTCTCCTCCAGTCTCTGATAGTGACCAATTTTATTTGCACGTTTCGGCGAACCTTTTTCCCAGCCAGGACGTTCACTGAATTCTTTTCTGAATACAGTAATACGTTCTAGTACATCTTCTTGTGGTGCATTTGTAAGTACCATAAGGAGTAATTCGCTGAGAAACTCTTGCATAAAAACAGGAGTATCTGATCTACGCAAGTCTAAGCCCATTGCTTTTACTTTTCCTGCTTTACCATCTACGTCTGTTCTAAAACCTTCGTTATCAATAACCAGTGCCGCATAACGTTTTTTTGTAATATATAATCCGCTTTCAGCAACAATCTCTCTACCTGCCGCAATTACATCTGATCGTGTCTTTGGACAATGGAATGCTTGTAACATGAACTTTTCAAATGTAGTATTTGCCGCTTCGCATACTTGATCATATAAAGTAATTACGTTGTCTTTCGACCAAGGAATCTTTTTGCTTTCAATATCATTTTTCAATGTAGGATATGCACTAAAGTAACAAGAGTCAGTATCACCATAAATCATAGCTTCGCCAACATGATCATACTTTCCAGTAATTACTTTGTTTACTTCTGCTGACATATGCTTTACAATAGTTCTACCTGTCAGTGTAGTAGACTGACCAATACGTTTATCGAAAAAACGACAGCCAGGGTTGAGAATAGCGCCGTACAAGCTATTAAGATTAATTTTTTTAACAAGTTGTCTTTTGTCCCAGTACTCTGTTTCGATTGCATTTCCAGCATCCTTTGCTTTTTTAAGTTGTGCTTGTAGTTCTTTACGTTCGCTATACCAACGTTTTAGCAGTCCAGGAATAACACCTTCATGCTCTGTAGTAAAAATTGTACCATTCGAACTTAGCATCCAAGGTTTGTTACTATCAAAGATAATTTTGTAAAGTTCTGCACCACTTACTACTTCAGTATTACCATTTTCAAAGTCAACTGTTAGTGCAACATCTTTACGTTGATCCATAACTGCATCATATTCCTCTGTAGCAAATTTACCTTCCCAACTCCCTGCAAATGATTTCTTCTTTAAAGTTGTATCTTCGTGTACACGAGCTTCACTTATTTCAGGACGTATTTGTCCTACGATAGTTGCTGGATCCATATTTAATGCACGAATAACACTCGGATATAGACTGTTTAAGTCCATACTACCTATCCATTTATGAAGTCCTTTTTTAGGAAATGCAACATACGCACCTGCCGCGGCTGTGTTTTCGCTATCATCTCTTTTAGGTCTATTTGGAACTTGCATGCCTCTATGATGTGCTTCATTAACAATAGCTTGTTCTGTAACTGCTACTGCACCCATTGTGGTCTGTAGCAAAACAGTATTTGCATGTGCAAGTTCGTTACTTAGATCAATGAATCTTAGTTTTTTGTCCAGCTTGTCCAGTAGTGCGGTATCTTGTATGTTGTATTCAATGAATTTTCTAAAGTCATTGTTGTACAATTGATCCAAAGTTCCTTCATAAGGCACTTTGTTCTCACCAACTTCGATTTCACCAATAGCATCAAGTCTATAACTGTGTCTTTCTTCATATGTGTATTTACGATATAATTCTAAACTGTCTAAATGCACTCTGCCTATTAGGTCAAAGGTAACAGCTGATTTTCCATACTTTTCATACTCACGTTTTTTAGGCAGTTGCCCCCATAAGCAAAATCTTCTTGTATCGTCTTTACTTAATACTCTACTTGTTCTATTTACTGTGTAAGGAATATCATATCCTTCACTATTCCAACCACTTAGTATGTCAGCATCTTCAATTAGTGTTAAAAAAGTATCGATCATTTCGCTTTCTTTTTCAAAAAGCATTACATTATCAATACCTTCAAGTTCTTTTTTAGCTTGATCCATTGTAAGGGTCTTTGGAGGGACTGCCAAGCAGACCATTGTTTCTAGCCACTGTAAATATACAGCAATAGAGGTAATAGGCATAAATGGATCAGCAGGATCAGCAAAACCTCTCTCTGGATCAAAGTCAGTCTCGATATCAAAGAATGCAATGTTTAGTTTTGGTGCATCTTGATTAAGATAATTTTCGCTTAAACATTGGAATATAGGATTAATGTCGCTTTCGAAAAGTTGTTTGTCTCGATTAATTGCAACTTCTTTACGAAAGTCTTTTGTGTTTTTGCAAACAATTCGACTCAAAGGGTCATCATATATACTTCTATATTTGCCTCTTTGGTCTTTATAATAGAAAGTGTACTTTGCCTGATATTCAGTATAATGTCTTTTGCCTTCTTTACGCTCAACGACTCTAATAATGTCAGAGTCCCTATCAAATAGTGCGTCTACGTAACTCAATTTTTTCTCCTCGTTGCTTTTGGCCAACTTAACCGTCTACATGCCCTGTGGGCGATATTGTACTTATTCAAGTATTTTACCTTGTAAAGTATTTGTGGTTGTAATCATTAATTTACCACAATTTGTATTAACGCAATAGTATTCATTACAACAAACCAACTACATAAGAAAATTGTAAATGCGGCCTTTCTTATCACTGTGCTTATCAAGCCCAATATACTTCCTATTAAGTACATAGGAATAAAAATTTCAGTAGCAGGATCTAGCACTGTCCAAGTTAGCACCGCACTAGCACTTACTAAAAATAAAGTTTCAAAAAACTCACAGTAAAATGCAAACGGACTTAGCCGGTAGCTTTCCTTAAAATATCTAACGACTCCATTCACTTATCTTTACCCACTGTCACAACTAAAGTTTCAAGATCGTCAAAAGCGTCGGCGTGTGCCGCCCAATCGCCTTTTTGTGCAATTTTGATTGCTTTGTTTATAAGAGTGGGTTTAATGTCTAATTCTTCAGCAACTGCTTTTACAGTTTCTTTTAGACCCGTGTTTAAATCTTCTATTTCTTGTAATACTGTAACACCTTCGTTCACAAGGCGTTCTAATTTGGCCTTCTCTTCAGGTCCATAAGTACGATCACTCATAATTCCTCCATTAGGTATTTGTGTAATTGTATCTATTATACTACAATTTTATGAGATTGTCAACTATTATTTTGCTTTAAGTGCCGCCCAGAGTTGGGACTTTATAGATTCTGTAGCGTAATCTTTTTTATGTTTTGTAATACCTGCTTTGGCATCTTTTTTCTTATCTTTATGCTTACCTGCGGCTCCACTTTTACGTAAAGCTTCCATATCACGCCAATTTGGATCTCTAGCTTTCATAAGTTTTGGCTTCTTTTTGCCTTCTACAAATTCTTTTATTACATCTTCAAGATAAGCTATTCTTGCTTCTAATGCTTCAATAGTACCAGTCCCTGCTTTTGCGTCTACTAATGTAAACTTTTTACCATTTACCGACATTATTTGTTTACGGCTTATAGCGTAAGTAGCACCTTTCATATTAAGTTGGATTTGTGGTTTGCCTTCACCATCAACTTTGCCTTGGATTAGGTCAACTACAGGTACATCTTTTCTAAATTGTCCTTTTGCATTCTTATATGAAACTAGATCACCTTTAGCTAAAGTATGACCTTCTTTACTTGTTGGCCAATCACCACCTTGTGGCTTTGGTGCAGGTTGTCCTGGTTTTGGCTTAGGTGCAGGTGTAGTACCTTTTACAGGAGTAGGTTTGTCTTTTGGAGCATCTAATTTAACATTAAGTGCATCTACTTTGTTATAATTTTTAAAACCATGTTTAATAGCATCTAACGGAGTAGCTTCATTCAATTGCACTCCGGCGAGTTTAGCAAAATCGCTAACACTATAATCTTTATCTACTGGAACCGATCCTGGTTCAACTTCTACAGTTTCTGTAATTGTTTTATTTAAAACTTCATGTCCAGAGGGTGCTTCTCCTTCAGCCATCTCTCTAATTTTTCGTATATCTTCCGCAGGATCTGCAGGATCAAGTTCAAATAACTTTTGTTGGAGTGCATGATAATCCATTATTTTTTTCTTTTGCCAGAAGCTTTCCCAGCATGTACAGCTTTACGATGTGCGGCTGATTTAAACTTACCTTCTAGTTTTGCATGTAGTTGCTCTTTGTAAGTTTTTTCTTCCGGTATACTATCATCGTTGCAATTACAGTGTTTGCAGTTTGGAGGACATTCGCAGTCTTCTCTTTTTACTTCACTACCACAACACTCATCTTTGCAATGTGTATCTTTTTGTGATTCTGACATTGGGCTATTTTCATAATCTAAATGATGATAAACAGAACCTAGCATTTCACTAGCTTTTGTAATTTTAGATTGTATCCAACCTTCAAGGCCATCAGCTTCGCTTACATTTTTAAGCATCTCGTGAAGCTTTATTGAATACTTTGCGGATTTGTAAAGCTGAGCACGGGCCATTTGCACTTCGTGATCTTTTTCAGCAATGTCTGCTAGTTCGCCTAATCCTTCTTCTATTTCTGCTTTTCTCATTTTAGGTTCCCGTTGTTCTATACGTATTTATCGTTTTATAGCCTTGCCGCCCATTACGTTGGCCTTGAGATCTAGTGCATTTTTAGCTGTGCCGTCTGAATTTGTAGCTTGCGGTGCTTCAGGTGCTCCATACTTGCCTCTTTTCTTTACTTTGCGTTTTGCTCCAGGTACACTTGCAATGGTTGCAATACTACCCGCGACGGTTACACCAGATTCACTAGTTTCTAATATTTCTTTTATTTTCATTTAGCACCCGCAATCAGAACCTGCACAAGTGCAGGGTGAGCAAGTACAATTTTCGCATTTGCAATTTGGATTTGCACACATAATAAATCTCCTTATAATATATTTATCCTAATTATTTTCTTTTGCCACGAAATCTTCTTACGTGTCCTTCGTAAAAAATCATGGTATACCAAGGTGCATTTCTAGGCATTTTTCTTGTATATTCCCACGCCACATTATTTTTATCAATCCATACTACATGATAACCTGCCCACCTACGAGAAGGATACCATTCTGTACTGCCGCCTTTTGTAATGAGTTGTTCGAGTGTCCAATGATAACAATTATTTTTTTTAGTAAAAAACCTTACAGGCCAAAACCAAAAAAAGATAGCTATGATTAAGCCTGTATTAACCAATTTCATGTAAGTAATTATTACTTTTTAGAGCGACCGCTTTTCATATTGGCGCACCAATGATACATAGCACGTTTTTCGCCTGAGGAATTTTTGGCTCTTTTACGTAAATCAGTGACAGAACCTTTACAACTTGCACCTGAACGTTTCACACGTCCTGGTCTGCTTTTGCCTTTTTTCTTACCATCTGCAAAATTTTCGGTTGCAGGTTCTTTGATTTTTTGTTTTATTTCTTTTGCTGTCCTTTGGAACTTGTAATCTTTGTATTTAAAACCTATACCACCAGCGTTTTCCCAAGACTCTATATTTTTTCCAAAGTCATCTATTAGTATATTAGGTGTGCCGTCTTTTTGTGTTGCAAATTGTGCTTTATTATGTGTTACAAAAACATTTTTTGGCGGAAAAAAACTTAAATTATTTTTAATCCATTCACGTTTGTGTGGTTCGCTACGTGGATCATCTGCTAATGGACTGGTACATATACTATAACTACCTTTTACTTGTTTTATTAATCCTAATAGCTCTTTTGCTTTAGGAAGTAATGGTAAATTTAACCAAAAGTCATCTATATCTTTGATATCACCTATTGCTTGTGCAGGATCTTTTATATCTTTCCAATTATCAACGCCTTGTGACTTTGACCATTCGCCGAAAAAGTCAGCAAGTACACCATCCATGTCTACATAAATTTCAGAGTTTTTTTTTATTTCGCCTAAAGCTTCCCTAAGACTTTCATCTACGTGACCGTCATCACCGTGCTTATCTGCGTCTTGTGTTTTATAACCTATACGATTTAAATGCTTTTTTAAATGTTTCTTTTCTTTTTCGCCACCAAAAGGAACAACCATTACATCTGGTTCATCTCTGTTTGCTCCTTTTTTTACACTCTTGATATTAGCAACATGCTTTCCTATACGAAGGAAGTCATAAGCAGTATCTGCCTTTGTAAGAAAAGTATTCTTTGGATTCTTAAAATGATCTGCTTCAAATATTTCTAGTATTTTTTCTAGTGTAAAAGGTAATCTAGCAACATCTGCTTCTTTAATTCCTAACATTTGTAGTGCAGTGTATCTATGATGTCCGTTTACTATTCTATTTTTAGTATCTATAATAATAGGATTATAGTCGCCTGCAACAATATTGTCAACTTGTTTTTTAAAATTTTCTAGTATACGTTCCTCTTGTACAGGAATAAGCTTTTTGATATCTATAGTTTCAAGTCTATGTTTGATATTTTCAAGTTGTTTGTTTTTAATTTGCGGTAGTTCGTTTCTAGTGTAATTTGATTTAAGTTTACGCTTTTTTTTAGGTTTCTTATCTAATGAAAGTTTTTTAACATTCATATATTCACCACCAACAGGAACATCCTTTGTAGCATTTTGTTTTGTTACAATGCCAACACCGTATTCTTTAACTTTGTTTTTTACATTTTTAGCTTTACCGCGTCTATCTGGATTAGGATCTTTTTTCCTTTTGCGTTTAACAGCATTTGCTATAGCTTTTTTGCCACCACTTGATCTTAAACTTGCGGCTTTTGACTTACTCAAACACTTTGGCTTGCCTTCACCAGGTTTAGAATCACCACACTTACCTATACGCTCACCTTTGGTGTTATATCTATCCCAGCCGCCACCACCTGCACCGCCTTTTTTACCTTTACCAAACCATGCACGTAGATCTTCCTTTACGAGATATCCAGTATCGTCTACATAATGTCCTGGAGGTATGGGTTTACATTGCTTACTATCGTTACAGTAGTATTCACCGTCTTTACATTGTGTTGTGCCTTCGAACATTTGGTCATTCATATCTAGCCATTGCATCAAAGGATAAAGTGTATTAACTACTAAATTAGCAAAAGCTGCCGCACCCATATGATCATTGCTATGCTGTAAATCGGGTTTGTAAATTCTTTCCATTTTTTTAGCTTCGCCCCGTAAAGCCATTACATCTTTTAAAATAGGTTTTAATTTATCAGGAGCACCTGCAGGAAATCCGCCTAATTTGTTTTCCATCCAAGTATATACGTCATATACATCGTTTACATATTCATTTGGTAGATTGCCTTTGTATTCTTGTTGCCCTCTTTCAAGCTGTTTTCCTTTACCTCTAAGTTGGGCAAGTACTTCTATAGCATCTCTTGTGCTACTAATACTAGCTTCTTCAAGGTCTGCTTCATTTTTTACACAATTAGGCACACGTTTTCCGAACATAGTTTTCATGCCCTTCTTTTTGTAGCCCTTCCAGCAACGTGTTCCTTCTTTGAAATCACTGTATCTCATTTTTTTGACTTATTGCCCCAGTTTTTTGCGCCTACTTTACGACAACGTACTAATGCACCACTTGCATATGCACTTGGCCATACTTTATAGCGACTTTTAACTTTGTGATAACAAGCATCTTTTTTGCCAGCGGCTTCATCAAATTCTGCTTCTGTTACAAGTTTTTGTTCTGTTACTTCATTTGTTTTCATTTTACCAAACCTTCTTAATATGATATTCTATTGGCTTCAAAAATTTCAATTCATTCCTATTATTATCTAGATCTTTAAAAATAATGTGCTTTGGTGTTACCTTAATTAATTTCTTTGCTTTGTATTTAACCTGTTTTGTGGATTCAGTCCTAGTTCCGTCAGCATGAACCAATGTATCGTTCGGTACTGTTAATATAAGTTCATACTCTTCTTTAGTAACTCGTTGCCACCAAGTTCTTAAGCTCATTACTTCCTTCCTCTAAATGTTGCCCCTGTCATATAAGGCTTGCTAAACCATAGTTCAAACCATTCCTTATCTCCAGGCTTAATATTGTTTTCCTTTTCTTTCTTTTTTAGCTCATTTGCAGTTTTACTCATATTCTCCAAAGTATATTCTGTGTAACCTTTAAATTCATTTACACCTGCTAGTTCTTTTAAACGTTCAATATTCATTTTTTCTTCTTTAAACGTCTTCTAAGTTTATCTATATCATCTGCCGCGTGATCTGGATTATCTTTATCCAATGAATAGTATCCAGGTCCTTTTAAATTTTTTAATGCCTTCTTTATTCCTTCTAAAATATCTTCATCTGTAACAGTAAAGTATTTTTTATTTCTTGTTTTTACTTTTTGACCACTTAATTGTTTAAGTATAAAGCTTAGTTTTTCTACATCAGTTTCTTGACTTGCAAATTTTTCAATTTCTCTTTGTAAGTGTGCTATTAATGCTGATCTGTCTAAAACAAGATCACCTTCGTTTGCGTTTTCCTCTACTTGTACACGTATTCCTAAATTTTTAAATAAATTCTGAGCACCTTGAAAAGTCTTTAATGCTTTTTGCATAAGCTCTTGTTCATCTTCTGCTCTAGTATCATAAAAATTAATAAATTTTGTTGCTTCTTTAGGACCAATAAAAATTTTGCCTCCTGAACTTGCTGTCATATCACCTGTATCTTTATAACTTAGTGGCCAAGGATTCTGATCTTTTCTTGCACTTATATTTGTTAAAACATCTATCTTAGGTCTTTGTTGTGCTACTTTAAGTTCTGCAATATCTTCTTGGTTTTTTGCAAGTTTAGTTGCTGTTGCATACATTACAGCATCAGCATCTTTTCCGTAACGCTTTTTAAAACTACTTTTTGTTTTTTTCATACCCTTTACAATACGTTCTTTTTCTTTTTCTTCACCTTTTGTAAGTTCTCGTTCTGTAATTCCCATTCCTTTGCGTACTGCATCGTATAAAGCATTGGCTAATTTTTGATCTATTACACCTTGTTTGAAAGAATCAAAATCGTCTGACATTGCCGCGGCTCTCATTTTACTAGCACTCATTCCTTCTGCACCGTCAGCGTCAGGATCACGTTCTCCAGCACTTACAACTTGTATATTTTTAAAATTATACTCCTTGCCATTATATTTTGTAATTAATTCTTTGAAATCATCTACTCTGTCACTGCCAGCTACATAAGTTATACTGGTATAACCTAAAGACTCTAATTTTTGTAATGCTTTTATAATAGTATTAACACTACTATCACCTACTGTAACATTGGGAAAAAATTGTTTTGCAAATTTAAGTTTTGTTTGGAAATCTAAAGGATCAGTTTTTGGTTTTTGTGTTTGGGTTATAAACAGAAAAGGATCACCTTGCTGGGAAGCTACAACGTCAACTAACTTTTTGTGACCTATAGTGGGAGGATTCATTCTCCCAAATGCTAGTGTTGCCGCCTTTTCGGCTTCATATAATTCCCTGACCAGCATTTAGTATGCTCCAGTTTCAATCTGCTTCATTTCTTCACCAAAAATTTTGTTTATGGCTTCGTCACGATCTTGCAGTTTAAATATTTTATCTCGACTGCCTAATTTAAACTTTTCGCAGTATTTGTCCATAGCTTCATCTACAATAGGACCTAATACTTGCTGTGGTACAATACTCTTTTGTCCATCATGCATATCTTTCATTTTCATAATACATGGATACATTCTTTTACGGTAAAACATAGGGTCGTTACGCATGAAAATAGATAGATCATCTACAACGTCATAGGGTAAATTATCAGTATGTGGTGTTGCGAATTCATTTATTTTCATTTTTTCTCTCTAACTTCCTAATATCGAGGTATACTTGCTTTTGCCTGTAAATCATTGCAACGATTTTCCATACCTTGTAGTTGCATTTTTAATTTACTAATTTCTTCTTTGAGCTTTGTAATTTCTATATCTTTTGCTCTCACTTCTTCTAATCCTCTATAGCCGTACTCTGTATAACCACCATCTACCATTTACGGCAACTCCAATACCTCGCTTTTGTTCTTGGTCCTGGATTGTCGCAATTATGTCTAGCTCTAAAACTCCTACGTCTTGCAGGGTTAGATTTTTTAATTTTCATATTTGGGTCACCAAAGTTTACTTTTTTGATATTTTTTGTTTTGGGGTCTCTTACATAAACTTTAAACTTTTTGACATCCCCACGGGTTGGCTTTCCCAATTTTACTTTACGCCCCCTGTACTCTGCTTCATCTAAATCGTCATCTTCGTTAAACCACATTACTCCATATTCTTCGTAAAAATCATCACCGTCATATGTTTCTTCATCGAGGTCGTCTTCTAAATCAGTGCTTATTTCAATATCAAAATCTTCATGCCCTTGTTCAAACATATAATTAGCTAAACGATTTGCATATTCTGTAGCTTCATCTTCTGAAAGTAATCTAGCCAAAGGTATTTCAATAACTGTTGCACCCTGTTCTGATTCGTATACTTCGCTACTAGGAAAAATTGATTCATCTAATTTAGTTAGTGATTCATGTTTTTCCATTACTACTCTTACAAAATTTTCCATTTTTAATTCCTCAATGATTCATTACAATACTGTTTATAGTGCCATCTGTATAAGACACATGGGCTCTAAGCCAAATATAGTTTCCAGTAAAATTGTTTATAGTTGAGCCAGTATCATTAGATAATACAACACTATCTACATGAAACCAATCAGCGGTGCCAGGTGTTGTTGCAAGTGTTGCTTCTACTTTTAAGGTTCCTGTAAACCCAGTATAGTTGTATTGTACAGTATGAAGGCCATCACTGCGGCCGTAGTACCCGTCACCTTTAAATTGTTCGCCAGTTATAAAGGTTTGTGTACTATCGCCTGGATGCGTATTTGCTGATAAAATTATTTCACTATTACTGCTCATATAACTATTTATCAATAGTTGGAGGCATGTACACTAAATTGTATGTGCCTCTTATAGCGTGTCCTACTAACATTTGCACAATAGATAATACTTTCTCGTCTCTTACATGAAAGTAAAAACCACCCAAATTTAAATTATCATCTATTGATTGTAGAGCTTTATCGCCTATCCTTGATTTATCTCTATTTGCACGTAGCCAATTAGCAAAATCAGGAGCAACTTTTTCGTCTTTAAATATTACTCTGATAGGAAATTCCGTCTTAGTGTTTACGATAATATTATCTTCTTTGAGGATATGTCCTACTGCTGGAGCAGGTCGCCATATTCCGTGTATAGAATTTTCTAATTTGTCTATTAATTTGTATAAAAGTGTATCATTGTTTGTATAAACAGAAATACTAGCTCCAGTTTCTACTCTTATTTTATACTCTTTTTCATCTTTTAATAGCAAATATAAATTTTTTGCACCTAAATAATCATCCATAGGTACTTCACGTTCTGTTCTAAAAACTTTTTGTACTAATGGTTGTCCATTACGGTAATTGCTTGCAAAAGAGTCTAACTGTTCTCTTGCAAAATCTAAAGATTTACTTTTCTGATTTTCTGATCTAAATATTATGTTGAGTTGATTTTTAAGCTCGACTTTAAATAAGTATTGTTTAAAAAATAACTTCTTTGTCTCATACTGTTTCAACAATTTCATCTTTTACACAATCCAATTTAATCTCTTTATCTCTATAATCAATAGTTAAAGAGCCACCATTTTTAAGATCACCAAATAACATCTCTCTTGCAAGTTTACGTTTTATATCTTGATCAATTACTCTTTGTAAAGGTCTTGCACCCATTTTAGGATCAAATCCTTTTTCTACCAAGTAATCTAATGTGTCGTCAGTAATAGTAATTGCAATATCTTTTTCAATAACCATTTGTTTAAGTTCTAGTAGAAACTTACCTACTATTTTCATCATTACTTCTTTGCTTAATTTAGCAAAAGTAATCACACCATCTAATCTATTTCTAAATTCAGGAGCAAAGTAACGTTTTAAGTCGGTATCTTCATACTCTTGTTCTAATGTTTTGGTAAACCCAATAGTGTTTTGTTCGGCTTTTTCTGATCCTAAATTTGTTGTTAGTATTAAAGTACAATTTCTAGCATCAGCTACTTTACCATTTGAGCCTGTAACTTTACCGTTGTCCATAAGTTGCAGTAAAATCGTACTCACATCAGGGTGAGCCTTTTCAATTTCATCTAGCAATAAAACACAGTTAGGAAATTCCTGTAACTTAGTAATAAGCAATCCATTATTTTCTTCATATCCAACATATCCTGGAGGAGAACCAATTAGTTTTGCTACACTATGTCTTTCCTGATACTCACTCATATCAAATCTAACAAGTTTGACTCCTAATCCTTTTGCAAGTTGTTTAGCAGTTTCAGTTTTACCTGTACCAGTAGGACCCATAAACACAAAAGAACCTATGGGCTTATCGTTTGCTTTAAGTCCTGCTTGGCTTACTAGAACTTTGTCAACAATACTTTCTATTGCTTCATCTTGACCATATACAGAACCTTTAATATTCTTTTCTAGATTTGCTAAACTTTCAGTTTCTTTTTCTGCGATTCTTTCTGTAGGCATATCAACTATTTTTGCAAGCTCAAACTCTATTTGCTCTGAGCCTACTACTTTTTCTTGTTCTGCAATATCGTTTACTTTGAATCTAGAGCATGCAATATCAATTAAGTCTATTGCTTTATCAGGAAGTTTTTTATCTGACTGATATTTTATACTTAATTTAATAGCAGTATCTATTGCTTCTTCTGTAATTGTTGTTTCGTGAAACTTTTCATAATATTTTTTAATACCAACTAAAATATCTTTGGTAGTTTCTTTTGTAGGTTCTCCTATAGTTACTCTTTGAAACCTACGCATTAATGCACGATCTGACTCGAAGTATTTTCTATATTCTTCCCACGTGGTTGATGCAACCACTTTTAAATCACCTTTTGTCAAAGCAGGCTTTAACATATTTGCTAGGTCATTAGAGTTATTACCGCCGCCAGTGCCTGCACCATTCATCATATGTGCTTCGTCGATAAACATTATAGTCTTGCCTTGCTTGATCAAAGCAGATAAAACTAATTTAAACCTTTCTTCAAAGTCGCCTCTATACTTAGACCCTGCTAGCATTGCGCCTATATCTAAATTATACACCTTGTATTCTTTAAGGAAAGAAGGGACTTTGTCATTTTCTATATTATATGCCAAACCTTCTGCAATAGCTGTTTTACCAACACCTGGATCCCCTACCATTAGGACATTATTTTTTTGCCTGCGTCCTAATGCAAGTGCTAAACTTTCTAGTTCATTACCACGTCCTATAATTGGATCTATTTTTTCTCTTTTAACCTGATCATTTAGATTTGTTGTAAAAGCTCTTAATGCCCTTTTAGCTTCTCCACTTACTTCTTCTTCATCGTAAAGATCATGTGCAATTTCTGCATCAAGGAATTCTGCAAATCCTGGTTTTGTTACTCCGCCTTTTTCTAAATAATATACCGAAACTGATTTCTTCTCATTCAGCATACTTAATACTACATCTGTAAGATCAATAGTATTTCTACCAGCAAATAATACTTGTGTAAATGCCCTATTCAATACTCTTTCCACAGTATGGGTTTTTTTTGGTTTAAATTTTTCGTTATCAGTAATAATGTCCTGCATATTATTTTTTAAATGATGCTCTAAATTTCCTTTTATGTACTCAATATCAGCACCAAACATAGTAATAATATTACAGAACTTTTCTTCGCAAAAAATTGCATAAAGTAAATGTTCTAATGTAACATATTCATGCTGAAGCTTTTTGGCATCATTAATTGCTTTATCAAAAACTAACTGTAACTCTTTAGACGGTTCTACCATACTATTTTATCTCTTCTTTTAAATTTCTAATTTTATTTAACAAATTCTCATCTGCTATTTTAGGTGTTTCGACATCAATAATAACGTGTATGTTACCACGTTGTTTTGAATGTATGTCAGTTATTCCATAACCTGGAATACTAAATCTTTGGCCTGGATTTGTGCCTGGTGGTATTGTTAATTTTACTTGCCTATTGTCTAATGTGTTTACTATTATAGCACATCCTAGCAATAAGTCAAATAGATTTATTACTTTTCTTGTAATTAAATCGTTATTTTTTCGCTCCCAACCTTGAACTGGACTAACTTGAATAACAACATGCAGATTTCCCCTCTTTAATTCCTTATGTCTATCGTCACCGAGCCCTTGATATTGGATAGTATCTCCGTCTTTGGCTCCAGGCGGAATATCTATATTTAATGTTTCCGTTCTACCTGAACCAAGTTGTATTTGAACAACTAAATTTTTACCATTTACAACATCATGTAAATCAATATTTGCAACAATACGCATGTCTTGATTTCTTGGAGGTTGTCTACGCATATTTGCAAAAGGATGTCCGCCTTGAAACATGCCGTCAAATGGAGTGCCTGCAAATGGATTCCCATTACTTAAATCGTCTGCATTAAAATGGAAATTAAAACCTTGTGGACGTTGTTGCTGGGGATCAGTAGTACCGTATTGGTCGTACATTTGACGCTTGCTTGGATCTTTTAATGTTGCATAAGCTTCATTAACTTTTTTGAATTGCTCTTCGTCACCTCCCCTATCAGGGTGGTGTTGCATGCTTTGTTTTTTGTAAGCTTTTTTTAATTCCGCGTCAGAAGCTTGCTTACTTACACCAAGTATATCATAAAAGTCACTCATACTACTACTTATTTGTAGTAGTATTAGTGTTTACTAGTCACGATTCTTTATTATGATTTGTAGAAGTTGAATTTACATATAATCCAAACCAAGCCGCACCTGCACCTACAACAACACTTACAAGTCCTGCTTGTTGTGTGTTAGGATCAGGTAGTGCCATGAACCACATAGTAACTGCATAAAGTAGATAGATGTACATGCTTATGAACACTCTTGGAAATATTCTCCAACGACTAAAGTATTCAGGTGCTATCCACAACCATCCATCTTTTGATACAGGTTTTGTTTTCCACCATCCGTCTGAATCGGCAGGAGCAGGAGCATCTGCTTCTAACTCTGCGATTCTATCACGCATTGCATCATAATCGGCCCTGCTTACATTTACTGTATCTTTACTAGTTCCTGTTGCCATTACTTCTTCCCTCCGTTTTTAATTTTGTTAATTTCTTTTGCGTTTTCATGTATTTTATTTTCGTTATGCTCTGGTTTTGTATCAAATATAACCTTTTCTAGTTTAAGGAAAGGTATACGCTCATTAGGAACATACCTCCATACATAATCCCCATCAAATTCACCCGAAGTTTTCGTAACACCGAATACTGTTTGGGTAATACCAATCTTTACAATTAATGCACGTTCGCCGTCGAGTATAACTTTATCACCTTCTTGGAATTGTTTGTTCATACTAAAAGCTAAACCTTTAGCAATCTTCCCTGCAAAATCTTTAAACCACAAGGTAATTACTACCATTATAAGTACACTTATAAACGGCATTATTAATAAAGTTATATCATTTGCTAGTGTTGCTACGTCCATTATTTCATTTTCCATCGCCCTTACCTTTCTGTAACCTTCTGATTTCTAACTCAAGAAAATTAATTCTTTCTTCTAGTTCATCAGTTCGCTTCGCTACATTAGGATACTTTGTCCTCCATGCTATATCCTCCTTATTGAGAATATCAATGCCATACCGATCGGTTGCCCAAACAGCTATAGCTTCGTATTTTTTGTAACACCAAACGCCTGCTTTAGTATCTTTGAACCACCTGGTAGTCGCCGCTCCGAGCAGACTGCCTGCAATACTTGATACTATCCATAACCACATTCGGTACTCCTGTTAGTTATATGTATTTATAACTATTTGGAGGTATTATTTGAAGGGATTTAATTTATCTAGCACAGATTCGCTATTGTTATTCTTTTGTTGCTGTTCATCAATTTGATCTTGTGTAGATTCAATTCTTTTATTGGCACTATCTAATGCTTCACTAGATTTTTCATAATATTGTTTGTATGCCGCAATTATTGTTTGCTGTTGTTGCACTAAAGCTCTAATAGCACTAAAATTTGTACTTAGGTTTTCGTAACCTTGGCCAGATAATCCAAATATTGCTAAAGGTTGACCTGAAGCTTTCAGATCTGCGATAACTTCTTCTAGGTTATCTTCGGTTACAATTATCCATTTTACCTCTTTCATTATAACAGTATCTACAGGTGGTACTATTAATGAGGGTTTTTCAATAGGTTTTGTGCTTACAGTAATGCTAGGTGGTACAGATGCACAGCTAGTCAGTAGTAGTAGGACCAGGCCAGAGCCAAGGACATTCATTATTGAACGCTTTTCCACTTTTCGCCTCCTTTTCTTTATCGGTTAACGGTGCGCCACTTAATATTTCAAAACATCTTCCAGCATTGACTGTCCCTCTGTTAATCAATCTTGTGATACTTTTTGGTCTTTCTGCGGCTAATGAGTTTAAATCATGTTCAGCTAACTTTTGAGATAATACATTGTTTTGGGCTCTTGCGGCTCTAAATTCAGAATTTACTTCTTCTAAGTTTTTTTGCAAAGCTTCGTAGCTTTCTTTTTGTACTCTTAAAGCTTCTTCATTTTGTGCTACAGCAATTTGTAATTTTTCGGCATTAAGTCTGTGTATCTCGGCAGTTTTCTGTAAATTGGTTACATAGGTGTAGGCTCCTCCTGCTCCTGCGAGCAACATCAGGATAAGCACTACTTTAATCGATCCGAACATATATTTAATTATCCAAAGTTAAATCATACTAACTGCTAATTCGGTTGTTTCTGTATTCCTTCTAGTCCAACCTCTTCCAAAAGTTTCAAAAGTTTTTAATTTTTCATAATAACTTTGTCTATTATCTTGGAAAGTTTTAATAGCACCTTCTAAACCTACTTCATCAACGTAATTTGCTACAGCTCTAAGTGTATTTGGCCCTATTCCGCCATCAACAGTTGTACCAATCATACGTTGTAAGTATTTAGCCGATCTTCCAGTGCCTGCATTAACTCCAAAATCAAAAACACATAAATCTAAACCTCTTGGTAGATCATCGCACTTCATTCTATCCCAATAGTTTTTCCTATAAATTGGTGCTACATCTTCTACAGTTAGATCTTTCATGTTTTTATTACCGCCCCATTCTTCGTAAACTCTTTTAGTAACTCCTAAATTAGTTTCTCCTCCTGGATCTTTTGGGTGATTTACATATCCGCCTTCGTGATGTAAAATAGCTTTTAAACATTTGTCATAATTTTCACTTGCCACTTTTCTTCCTTTCAGTTAGCTTGATATAGGTCGCGGAAAACGCCTAAAGTTAGTTTTGTATTCTTTCAGTAACCAGAACGTGTTTGTCATTTTCGAATGTAAGTTTGTTACCGTACTTAGTGATATTGTAATCGCCAATATACTTGCTTAAAAAAATAATTTCTGCAAAGTCATTAGCATTAAAAGACTCTTTGATACTATCTAAAGTCTCTTGTGTAGGACCAAAATCTACAACTTTAAATTGTATAGGATCAGCCCATTTCTTTTTAAGTGTTAAAGTTGTTTTTCTTAGCTCAACAGATTCTAAATAACTTTTATTAAAAAAGTTTTTATAATTGTTAATACTATTTTCATTTACTGAAACACTAATTCCATAGTCGTCAGCACTAGTAGGTATATTTTCATCTAATGCTTCTTGTGTAAGATCTAAACTACGAAAATTTTTGTAATAACGGAATCTAAAATCATCACGTCCTGTTAGATTTTTCATGCCATCGGCTAATTCCATAATTTGCTCACCAGCTTTCTTGGATCTTTCTAATTCTACGAATACTTTATATGTGCCATCATTTTGCTCACTATTTGTAGAGTCAGCATCTAATACAAAAGTATATCCTCTTTCTAAAAATTCTTCAAGATCTTTTGCTGATTCTTTTGTAATTGTGCTAATTGCTACAGTTACAATATCTTTGTCATCACCCATTTTTGATTTGTATGAATCTATTTCTAAAATGCTATCAACTAAATCTTTTAAATCGTTTTGTTGTAGTGTCATTATACTGCCGCCTCCTCAGGTGCTTCTGCAGTTTCGTCTGCTGTTTGTTGTGGTGCTGGAGGAGATACATTAATCATATTTTGCTCTGTATATCCTGTGTAGATATCAGCAATAAGTTTTTTTGGCATTTGTATTTGTACAATCCAGATAGGTTTTCTGTCAAGTTTACCCTTTTTTGTGCCTGGTCTAATATCATCGGGGCTTTCTATTTTCCTTGGTACTACTAAGTGTGATTTTTGGTATGAAACTTTACAATCATAGTCAAGCAAACGCTTGCCACCTGTAGGATCAGGCATTTCAGTTCTTGGCCACATAAATGAACAAGTTACCCAATGTCTATCTATATTCGGACCAGAACATAATTCGCCATCTTTCCAATTAGAGTAAACATATAGATCTAATTCGTCTAATACTCTTTCATAGTCTTTCAGTACTTGGAAAGAAGTATTATTGTCGTATATCGACTCAATGTTTTTAATAATATCTACTACATCTTGCATTTTAAATATTCCAAGCTTTTCTGTTCTATACTTATTTATCGACTTTTTAGAGTTAACTTACCTTTTTTCGGTGATCCTTAACATACTAAATATTAGTGTAGGGACGTTTAGCCTCTACGGTTGAACGACTTACTTCTTTAATATCCCAAAGGAGGACAATTTATGGGTGCAAAACGAGCCTCTCGTAAGAGACATAACTCAAGCAATAACTACAGCAATGTAGTAGAACTCAACACATATCAAAAACAACGAAACGTTACAATAATTCCCCGAAATAAAAATCAAGAAACTTATGTTTTAAAACTGTTAGATGACACCAAGGACATTGTCTTTGGAATCGGTCCGGCTGGTACGGGAAAAACACTACTAGCAGTTCAGGTCGCAGTAAAATTATTTAAGGCAGGCGTTATTGATAAAATTATTGTAACTAGACCAGCAGTCTCAGCTGATGAAGATCTAGGGTTTTTACCTGGTACATTAGAACAAAAAATGGCACCATGGACAAGACCTATATTCGATGTTTTAAGAGAATATTTTCAAGCAAGGGAAATAGAAGGTATGATTGATGAAGGCATCATTGAAATTGCGCCATTAGCATATATGCGTGGGCGTACTTTTAAACACAGCTTTATTTTAGCTGATGAGATGCAAAATGCTACCCCTAATCAAATGAAAATGTTACTAACTAGACTTGGCGAAGGAAGTCAAATGGCTGTAACAGGCGATTTAGCACAAGCTGATCGCTTGAATGAAAACGGCTTAATTGACTTTGCTCGCAAGCTAACAAATAGTAACCTTAGCCATTTGGACATAGTCCACTTCGCTCAAGGAGATATTGAGCGACATCAAGCAGTTAAGGAGGTCCTGGAAATATACGGAGATGAATGAAAATAGTGGGGGAGAAATCCCCCACTATTAATCCGGAAATAGGTGTATCACTATCATAGCAAATACGATGTATGCTATACCTATAATTATAGGACTTAATTCACCCATCACTTAGTTGCTCTTAGCATACATTGTGATTTCGAAGCCAAGTCTTATATTTTCATACGTTGGTTTTGTCCACATAGTTTTTCTCCTGTGCAATTTTGAAGAGATCTTCGGCAGCACAATGTGGTGCAGACCTACAATCTCTTAGGTTTCTCTGGAATCTAAGAGGATCTATAAAGTTCATAGGTTGTGGATCATCGTAATATTCCAAAAAATCTGTTGGGCCAGGCGTATGGCAACCGGCTAGTAAAAAACAAACTAATAAAAGTTTTTTCATCTAATCATCCTTTGTTGTATTTCTCTATAATTCATGCTAACATTAGGCCTTAAACTCTGCATGAAGATATCTTGATTTCTCATAGTTTGCATAGACCAGTCTTGTGCCGACCTTTCTGGCAAATTACTACAGCCAGTTAATAAAATACATGTAAGTATTAGTCTTTTCATTTTTCTGCTAACATCCTTTGAGCTTTTAGCTCATTGTATCCTTCCTCATCTAAGTGTGTAATTGCAAGCCAGGCATGAGTCATTTCATCTCCTGTCCTACTACCACCCATTACCCACATGTCAGGATCAGGATTGTTTGGGTTATTTGCGGTATTGTCATACCACTGCTTCAATATAATAACTGCACCTGCAGGTATTAATGGGGCTACATGTGGTTCAAATAAATGACTGTGGTGCCATGTTGCACTCCAATTAGATATTTGACTCACAGGTTCTGTACGACCAGTTTCTGGATAAAATATTTCTAAACTAGCCGCATTCATTCTCAAATGTCCGTGTGGTTGAAAGCTATCTAAACGCACAGGATGATCAAAACTGTGGAAACCTTGTGTCATATGATAGCCATGTGGAGGAATAACGATATCGTCTTGATTGCCTAGCCGATATAAACTTAAATCTTGTTTGTATTTCAGTTCTTGGCTTTCCTCTTCGCTGTATAACCAAAGTCCAATTTCCACCACGTTGTCTTTGATAACTGTACCTGGAGCCATTGTTCCTAAACCGCCAGGAAACATATGTATGTCCCAACGAACTTGTGAATTTGCAGGAAGTGTCCTGCAAACTCCTTCCGGAACAATCTCTCCCCACTTTCCCATAGCGTATTCCGTAAGCATACCTTCACGACCTCCATCAATAACTACATTAGAATTAGCATGATGAACTACAGACTTTGCATCGCCCCTAGGTTTTACTTGCACTGCTTTAATACATCTGTCTTCTGTGAGTCCTGTCGGTACTAGATGCTTGTGCCACAGATCGTTACCACTTGCTGGAATATCTATAGGAACGCTAGGAATTATTAGATTCGGTGGACCAAAGTCTCCAGCAAAATTCCATTGGTCTGGATCAGCAAGATTAGGAGGTTGCACGACTATGTCGGTGTCTCCATATT